GCCGTAGTTGCATTGCAAAGTAGCAATCATCACCCCACACTTGCTTTGCTAGTGGTTTATCTCCAGTTTCGGCTTCAATCATGTTCAGCATTGCCATAGTGGTAATGGTGTTATCTGAACCAGTTGTTATCGCTCCTGATGGTTGTGTATCCGCATGTAGAAACTGTGATGGCGCTTGAGGAACAGCGAATTCAAAATATGCATCGTCCCAGGAAGATAGCACATTATCAACTAGCTCGCGATACTTTACATCAGAGTTCAATATTTGCGACAACGAATCACTCTCAAAATCTGATAGTACGTCTGACATTACCTTACGCCATATTTCTCGATGACGCGACCCGATATGTTGATCTAGAGCGCTAGCATCATGGGCTAGGCACACCGTGGATGGATCATGTATTAATGATATTGATGTATTGATTTCATTCGACATGTCCGCCACAGCTACACCAATCTTTTGCTCAATAGCGTATCCACTCTCAGAGTGAGCCATAAAGTCTTTTATGTGCTTATAAATAGGACGCATTATAATCTGTTGCGTGATTGGCAAGTTATAAATGTAACGCAGCACGCGCGCTGCCACAGATCGTAATCCCAAGGGGAATGGGCTCTCTGGTGTAGCTCTCGTCATCATTGATGTTTCATTCATGATGAATGCTGCAGTGAAGTGCATCACATCTTTTCGATTAGACACAAAACCTTCATCGAATTGCCCAGCTAGATCTGAATCTAGAATTATTTGGGGTGAAACCTTAAAGCCAACTCTATCTGCACCACCGGAACGTGAGTTCGATAAAGCCCACATATTATCAAACATTCCTTTTGAGTCTGGTGGTATAAAACCTTCAAATATATTTGAGAATAGTTCCTCCTCATACTTATCAACCAATCGCGGTGCGCTGGAATTTATGCCTTCCAGTACTATTCTTTGCGTTTTTGATTTATAACCTTTGACAGGCAACGAACCATGGCACGATCTACTATACCCTTCAATGTTACCAGGGTGAGTCAAGTGCGTTATAGCGTCCAGCATCTTGGTATTATACATTGAAACATTGTATTTATCGGCGGCGTTGCTGTTACCACTGTACTCTGTAAAGATCTCCATTAAACCTGTAGTTAATTCTGGAATAACCGCACTTATTGCCTCAGCCACTGACTGCTTATTCGGAGGTACATTATGATTATGCGCAATTATTGCTATTGAGTATTGATCATAAATTCTCATGTTCCTTTGCACTTCTGTGTCAAAAGGCATGTCGTCGAACTCTTGTTTCACAATTATTCCCGAAGGAACATTCAT